TTCAAACATTGCAATGGGGAGACTGTGCCGTTAGTATGGAATCACAACCACAACGACCCGTTTAATGTGCTGGGTCATGCCGTTCTTGAGAATCGGGATGATGGTGTATATGCATATTGCTCATTGAATGATGGTGATGCTGGCCGTAATGCAAAAATGTTGATTGAGCATGGCGATGTATCTTCGCTTTCAATCTTTGCCAATGGCCTCACTGAGATCGGACATGATGTTGTACATGGAATTATCCGTGAAGTCAGCCTTGTCCTTGCAGGAGCAAATCCTGGAGCTTACATCGAGAATGTAATGGTTCATGGAGAGATTGATGGTGCAGCAGCGGTATTCTTTAATGATGAGACTATCGAGCTGAATCACTCTGATGAAACAGAAGATGATCATCAGAAAGAGACAGACGAAACTACTCTGGCTCACTCCGATGATTCGGAGAAGAAAGATGACTCTGAAAAGGAGTCGGATTCCAACGACGGAAAGACCGTTAAGGACGTAATCGATACAATGAATGAAGAGCAGAAGAAGGCCATGTACATTATGGTCGCGGCTGCTATGGAAGACTCCGGAGACAAAGAAGACGGAGAGGACAAAAAAGAAGGAGGAGAAGACATGAAACATAATGTATTCGACCAGGAAGAGCAGCAGGGTGCTACACTTTCTCATGATGCTATGACGACTATCATCAATGATGGAAAGCGCTATGGCAGCTTGAAAGAGAGCTTTCTTGCACATGCTGATGACTATGGTATTAAGGACATCGAGTGGCTGTTCCCTGATGCAAAGACGCTTCAGGACACTCCGGCATTTATCAGCCGTCAGCCATCTGGCTGGGTAGACCAGACAATGAACGGGGTATCTCATTCACCGTTTAGCCGCATCAAGTCTGTATTTGCAGACATCACCGAGGATGAGGCAAGGGCTAAGGGTTACATGAAGGGTAACCGCAAGAAGGAAGAGGTATTCACTCTGTTAAAGAGAACAACTACCCCGACCACGATCTACAAGAAACAGAAACTGGATCGTGATGACATCACAGACATCACAGATTTCGATGTAGTTTCTTGGATTAAGACCGAGATGCGGATGATGCTTAATGAGGAAATTGCCCGTGCAATCCTCTTTGGCGATGGAAGACTTAGCGATTCCGAGGACAAGATTCCGGAAGCTAACATTCGCCCGATTTACAATGACGATACATTGTACACGATTCAGGCTACCGTTACCCCGGAGACTGACGAGAGTGTATCCCATGCAATCATTCGTTCCAGTGTAAGCGCGCAGGATGACTATCAGGGTTCTGGTAACCTTACAGCTTTCATGCCGGCATCTGTTATTACACCGATGCTTCTGATGGAGACGCTGAATGGTACTCGTCTGTACCCGACACTTACAGAGCTTGCAGCAGCAATGAACGTAGATCGTATCGTGAAGCTTCCTAAGGGAATCTGCCCGACTGGAGTTTACGGTTTGATTGTGGATCTTAAGGACTACAATGTCGGAGCCGACAAGGGCGGCGAGATCAACATGTTCGATGATTTCGACATTGATTACAACCAGCAGAAGTATCTTATGGAAACTCGTTGCTCCGGTGCGCTGGTTAAGCCGTACTCAGCAATCGTGCTGAAGGCAGCAACTACTGAGGAAGTAGGCTAAGAGGAGGAAAATTCAAAATGGCAAAGTTTAGTTGTATGATCGGGTTCGTCATCACTAAGGAAACAAGCCCTGGTGTTTGGACACCGACTGTCACTGAAAAACGGTACCCCGCAGAGATTACGAAAAACGTACTCGCTGTGAAAACCGCAGACTTTAATGACAACATTTCCATGAGTAATGTTATCAGCATTATTGGAGACCCCTTTGCCTATGAAAATCCGAACTCAATACGTTATGCAACGTATATGGGCGTGAAATGGAAAGTGACAAACATTGAAGTAGAGCGTCCAAGATTGATTCTTACGGTTGGGGGTGAATACAATGGCGAAAGCTAGAGAAGATCTCCATGAAATACTGGTAGATATTTTAGGGAGTAACCATGTTTACTTCCAACCGCCAGAAACACTGAAGATGGATTACCCAGCAATTGTTTATGAGTTAAACAATATTGGGTCTATTCATGCGGATAATCGTGTGTATTACAACACAGTCTCATATATGGTAACGTATATTGCATACGACCCAGAACCTATGAGCGAGATTAATCGCAAATTATTACAGTTACCGCTTTGTTCGTTTAATCGTTCATATACAGCGGATAACTTGAATCACTTTGTTTACACAATATACTTTTAAGAAGGAGGATTCTTACTATGAGTAAAATCGTATGGGATAAGGTCGGCGAGAGATTCTTAGAGACAGGCGTCGACCATGCGGTGCTTTATCCGCAGGATTCTAAAGGTGCTTATCCGAAGGGTTATGCTTGGAATGGTATTACCGGCATTACTGAGAGCCCATCGGGTGCAGAGGCGAATGACATTTATGCAGACAACATCAAGTATGCATCCCTGCGTTCAGCAGAGACTTATGGTGCAACAATTGAGGCATATACCTCTCCGGATGAGTTCGCAGCTTGCGATGGCTCCGCAGAGATTGCTACCGGTGTAGTTATCGGTCAGCAGAATCGTAACCCGTTTGGTTTGTCTTTCCGGACCAAAGTGGAGAACGATACGGCTTCTGAGGAAGATGATGCTTACAAGCTTCACCTTATCTACAATGCTACAGCATCTCCATCTGAGAGAGCCTATGCAACCGTCAACGATTCGCCGGAGGCAATCACATTCAGCTGGGAGATCTCTACGACTCCGGTTGACGTAACTGGCTTTAAGCCGACCGCTTCTGTGACTATCGACTCTTCTAAGGTTGACAAGGATAAACTTACAAAGCTCGAAGAGATTCTGTATGGCACCGAGGAGGCAGAGCCGAGACTTCCACTTCCGGATGAGCTCATTACGCTTTTGAATGATACCGAGTCTGGTCTCGAGGGATAAGCATTAAACACATTTGGCGGGAATTTCAAAATGAATTGAGTTCCCGCCTTTTTCGATTGAAAGGAGAAAATTATGTTAACTAAAACAATTACTTATACTGACTACAATGGCGTAGAACGAACAGAGAATTTTTTATTTAACCTGACAAAAGCAGAACTCATGGAGCGTGAGATGGCTTCTTCCGGAGGATTGGAGAACATCCTGCAGGAGATTATCGATTCTAAAGATCAGGAGAAGATCACCGAGGCATTCAAGCAGATCATCCTTCGCTCTTATGGCGAGAAGTCGGATGATGGTAAGCGGTTCGTCAAGGTTAAAGATGGTCATCGGTTATCTGAGGACTTTGCACAGACCGAAGCATACTCCGAGTTGTTCATGGAGCTGTCTACAGATGCTGACAAAGCAGCAGCATTCGTGAATGGAATTATTCCGAAGGAGATTGCAGCAGCCGCAGCAAAAGAATCTGCTTCTGCGCTTCCAAATAACACAAACAATTAAATACTGAAAAGAGGTTGAGACGAGTATGCCATTGGTTATAACTGTACCAGAGTTTGAACTGTTTAATGAAGAAACATGTGAGTTCTTTTCAGTGAAAGAAACAAAGTTAAAGCTTGAGCATTCACTCGTTTCGATCTCGAAATGGGAAGCCAAATGGGAGAAACCGTTTTTAAATGGTATCTCAGATGGCGAAGAAACCATTGATTACATCCGGTGCATGACGCTTATGCAGAATGTTGATCCAAATGTGTATCTTGTTCTACCGCAAATACAAAGCGCTATGGATGCAATCAACGAGTACATTGACAAGCCTATGACCGCAACCACAATCCGAGAACGCGGAAAACGTGGTGGTCGAAATCGTATCGTAACTTCTGAACTTGTCTACTATTGGATGATTACCTATGGAATTCCTACAGAGTTTCAGAAATGGCATTTCAATCGGCTTATGATGCTGATACGAGTTTGCCAAGCCGAGGGTGAACCGCCAAAGAAGATGTCTCAGAAGGAGATTATGCAAGAGAATGCGGCGATTAATGCCGCTCGAAAAGCCAAGTATCATACAAGGGGGTAGAGAATTATGTCAAAGAATTATGCAAGTAAAGTTATTGCAGTTGCAGAGGCAGAGGTAGGTTATCTTGAAAA